TACGTTACTACTTACTATTCTTTTCTTATGTGTGATTGTGTTACGTTAGAAGGATGGTCAATTTGTGCGTTTGTAGCGGGGATAAAAGCGGGGTGTGTTTTTGCCTGTTCTGCATGGCGTGTTACCTGCTCAGGCATCTATTTTTATTGATTACAATCATAATGTTAGGGGTGTTACCCTGTACGCCTACAGATTTTTAAGGAGCTATCGTGCGCGATTTTTTCAGGGTTTCGGGCAGTACGGTGCGGTGATGAATTACCATTACTTTGCGTAAAACAGCTTGCTTTGCGTGTTTTACGTTGGTTTAATGAAAACACGCAAAACGACAGGGGAACAAAATGAGTCTTCAACAACGGTTAAACGAATGTATTTCACGCAGTGCCGCCATGACAAAGCAGATGGCGGAGTATCAGTTCGGTGATGATTCCCCGGAGGCACGTACCATTACGCGCCGCTGGGGCATTCAGGAAGTCGCAAAAATGGTAGGCGTAAGTCAGGTGACCATTCGCGCCGCTGAAGACGACGGCCGCCTGCCAGTGCCGGATATGGTTAAAAAAGGCTTTTCAGAGATGCGCGAAGGTTACACCGTTGAACAGATTCACCATATGCGTGAAGTGTTTGGCACTGCACCGCGTCGCCCTGCCGGGCAGCCGCCGGTAGTGGTAGGTGTCGCAGCCCACAAGGGCGGCGCGTACAAAACCTCCACGGCGGTCCATCTGTCGCAGTGGCTGTCTCTGCAAGGGTTACGTGTGCTGCTGGTGGACGCCACCGATCCGCAAGCTACGGCGTCGCTTTATCACGGCTATGTGCCGGACCTCCATATTCATGCCGACGACACGCTGCTGCCTTTCTATTTAGGCGAACGCACCGACGCATACTATGCGATCAAGCCAACCTGCTGGCCCAGCCTCGACATTATCCCATCGTGCCTGGCTATTCACCGTATAGAAAGCGAGGTGATGCCACTGGCGAAGGCTGACGAACTGCCGGTACCAGCACATGAATTGTTGCGCGCTGCTATCGCGTCAGTCTGGGACGATTACGATGTGGTGGTGCTGGATAGCGCCCCGAACTTAGGGATCGGCACGCTGAACGTGGTGTGCGCGTCTGACGTGATTATCACGCCAACGCCCGCTGAAATGTACGATTACAGCTCGGCACAACAGTTTTTTGTGACCATGCGCGACTTGCTGGCAGGCGTTGATTTGGGCGGGTTCGAACCGGATGTGCGCGTGCTGATTACCAAATACAGCCGCGCGCCGGGCAGCCAGTCGCCCTATATGGAGGAATGTATGCGCGAAGCCTTTGGCAACATGGTGCTGCAAGAAGTGGTGCGCGTGACCGACGAGGTTGGCAAAGGTCAGGTGCGTATGCGCACCGTATTCGAACAAGCCGCGAACCAGCGGTCCACTAATAAAGCGTGGAACAACGCGGTTCAGATTTGGGAACCCGTCTGCAAAGAAATTTATGAGCGTTTGATTAAACCACGCTGGAACAATGAGGAAATTGCATAATGACCAAGCATATGCGTAATGCGCCACAGTTCGATCTGAGCAAAATTAAGGCCAGCACAAACAGCCCTGACACGCCTGCATCGGTGGCCCCGGTGGTTAACGAGTTAATCGCACAGGCTGGAGGTATGAAAAGCGGCAATACTATTTCCCTGCCGGTATGCGGTCGCGAGGTGAAGTTTACTCTGCGCACTATCCCCGCCGGAAACGTCGAACGCAAAACGCTTGTGTGGGGTGAAAACGAACGCCTGCAAGAACTTTTAACCGAAACAGCACTGGACGATTTGATCCCGTCGTTCGTCTCAGGTGGGCAGCAAAACCCGGCGTTTGGTCGCGAGGTTTCCGGGCTGGTGGAAGTCGCAGACGGCAGCCGCCGCCGGAAAGCCGCGATTTTAACCGGTAGCGACTACCGGGTACTGGTCGGCGAACTGGACGAGGAACAAATGGCGGCGTTGTCGCAGATTGGTAATGATTATCGCCAGACCAGCGCCTACGAACGCGGTCGCCGCTATACGCGTCTGCTTGAAAATAAGTTTGACGGCAATATCAGCGCACTGGCGGCGGCTGAGAAAAAAGATCGCAAAACCATGATGCGCTGCATCAACACCGCCGAGTTGCCCATTGAGGTGATCAAGCTCTTTGCGAACCCGTCTGAACTGTCAGCACGCGCCGGGGAAGAACTTCACAAAGTGTATGAAGAACACGCAGAGGAAATGATGCGCCGCGTGGCTGAATTTGAGGCTTACCGCAAAGCAGGCGAAACGCTGGCCAGCGACCTGATTATCAGGGTGCTGAAAGCGGCGGGCGACGAAGCAAAGCCGGAAAAGATGAAGCCTACAGTACGGAAATTTGCCGACGGTGTGACGGCGAAATATGACGGTGAAAACGTGAACATCTCTCTGCGCGGAGTTGCGCCAGAATTATTACGCCGGATTGAAATGGTGCTGGAAGCAGCGGGCAAGCCTAACGGCAGCACGGATGTGGAGGAGATGTTTAAGGAACTGGAAAAAAAGGTAGGCAGAAAATAAGAGGTGCCCTTGCAGCACGCCAGCCGCAAGGGCGATCAACGAGTTTTCACGACAGGAGAACACGTCAATGCGCGTAATCTAACATCCGCGCGCGACGGAAAAAAGAATAAAGCCGCTTTTGCGGCTTTTTTTAGCGCTCAGCGAGCGTAAAACTTCCTGCCTCCAGAATTTTAGCAGGGGTGATCATTAAATAATCTGGATAACGATGGCAATTTTTACAAAATAACCTGTTCTGGGTTAATTTATCGCGCTTTAGTCTGGCCCTTAGACGGGCGGCAACGCGAATTAATGTTTTAACAAAAAAACCTGTTTTGGGTTATTTGGTCGGTTTGAAACATAGTCCGCCTCAGTTAATTTAAGGGGCGGATTTATGCCATCAATATTCCCGAACGATTACCGCGCCTTAATCGCCACACTGGCACGCATCCGACGCTCAAAGCAGATAAGCCAGAAAGAATTAGCCACGGCAATGCGTGTGCAGCAGTCTTTTATATCAAAGGTTGAACGGCTGGAAAGGCGGCTTGACGTTGTTGAGCTACTCCACCTGTGTGAACTTCTCGACGTCCCGTTAACTACGCTTGTAAGCGTCATTCCCAGCCGATTTTCCCCCATTACCGGCGGTCAGCCGCCCGCTGAAAAATAACGGCCCAGCAAGCCGCGTGGGCGGTTTTTATCATGCCTGTTCATCAGTGCCGCTTCCGCCCTGTTCGGCGGCGCTGGCGGCCTGTGCAGCGGCCTGTTCGTCGGCCTCTTTCGCACTGGCGGCAATCGTCTCCGGGTCTGGCAGATCCGGCCATTCAACTCCGGCCGGTTCGCTCGTGTTGACGTGGTTAAGCGCAACGCGGTAGCGCTTCCATGCGGCCAGCATGAGGCGGTAGAACGTGCCGTCCGTATCAGCCAGCGCATCGCAGTAAATTTCCACCTGGAGTGTTGCTTCCCGCATCAGTTCGGCTTTTTGTTCTTTGACGGTAGCAATCTGCTCCTGCAGTAGTGCAGCGGCTGCCACCGCTTCGTCAGCCTGTTTCGTCGCGGTGTCTTCTTCCCACGCGCCAGCCGCTTCGTTCCACTGGTCATAATCGCCCGCAGGGGCGATTGTGGTCACGGTGTCACGCAAAGCGCCCAGCGTGGCTACCACAACCGCTTCGCGCGTCGCTTTCACATAGACGGTCGTGCCACGGTAATCGGCAATCTGCTTCCATGCTCCGCTGCTGAACACGCGGGCAAAACCCGCCTGGCTGGCGGGCGGTGGCATGTGCGTGCTGTTCGCTGGCAGCCCGGTGTAGGCTGGTACGGCCTCGTCGGTGCTTGCCAGATATTCGCCTGTTTTGCTGTCGTAGTGGTAGGCGGGCAGCGTGCGGTGTTCGGCGGAAAATTCGAAGGTCATCAGGCCAGTCTCACGATGTAGTTAAAAGCAATGTTTTTGACGGTGTTTTCAGTGTTACCCGTAGAGCCGATCGTCAGGCTGTGGGTATGCGAACCGAGCGTTACTGTGTGGCTATGCGCGCCCACTGCGACGGTATGCGAGTGCGCGCCAACATAAACCGTATGCGAGTGATCGCCGTTGGTGTTGGTGTATGCCCCGGCATACAGATTGGAAGACCAGCCGTTAGCCTTCAGGCCAATTGCGCCGCTCGGCCAGCCGAAGTTGCCGTAATATGGCGTATAAGACGAGTCCATCAGAGTGGTGGTTTCGTGCCGGTGTCCACCGGCACTGGCGGTGCCCAGCGTGCCGTAGTCGTAGGCGGTCGTACTCTTCGTCCCGTAGTCATATGACGTGGTGGAATACGAGCCGAGATTGGTTGCGCCCAGCGAGGCCGCGTGGGTATGCGATTTCACGCCGTCTGCTTCATAAGAGAGAACGGTACGCCCGCTGGCCGGGGTCCCCTTGATGGTATAGCCGCGCATATCCGGCAGCGTGCCAGACGGATAAGCCGCCGCTGTCTGAGGATAGGCCGACGTATCGAATGCCTGCCCCTGCATGAAAGCCCATGTTCCTGTTGTCGGCAGTGTGCCAGACGGCCACGGAATTGGCGCGCCAACGGGATAAAGGCCATTGATGGATGCGGTCAGGCCTAAATTGGCCTGTGCCGCTGCGACGGCAGCGCTGCCTTTCGCCGCAATCTCAGAAAAATAGTTTTTGGTCTGGGGAAACATACCGGTCAGGGCGGCGATCAGCTGGTTGTCGTTGTTCACGTCCAGTGACAGGCCCGCACTTGTAACAACTGCAACCAGTTCGCGCTGGATCATATTAAACCAGTCGGCGACTAGGTTTGTTGGCGACTGGCCGCCCGTCACGCTGCCGTTGGTAAATTCGTTCGCGTCGTCGGCTGTGGTGGTGTATGCGTTGATTTTTTGCATGGGCTATCCTCGCCAGCAAAGGCGCTAAAATTATTCAGGGGTCAGGCCGGGGTTAAGATTTGGCGGTAAAAAGGGCTTTAAGAGCGGTAAGCAGCTGCGTATCGTCGTTTGGGTCCAGCGTCAGCCCTGCTGCCTCAACAACCGCCACTAGTTCGCGCTGAATGGTGTTGAACCATGCCGCCGGTAAAAGCGTGGATTGCACCGCGCTTGCACCGTTGCCGTCTGTAAACTCGCCGTTCGCGTCGGCGGTGTCTGTGATTGAGCTAATTTTTTGCATTGCGTCGTCCGTTACGCCTCTGCGGCGGTGTCGTAGGTAAAGAGGAGGATGGTGTGGGACGGGGCCATGTCTTTCAGACGGCATTCCATCAGCTTGTTGCCCCATGTATCTATCGGGTCGTTGGAGTACGCCGTGCCGGGGTGTGCAAAGGTGACCGTGGTATCTGCCGCATTAACTCGCCACGTCCAGCGCCAGTCATTGCCGTTGATATTTGCGCCGCACCGGGAAAGGCCCGCACGAGCAGGCCGGTACTCCGTGATCGTGATGGTGTAGCCGAGCGACGAGGCCGCGTCGATAAAGTGCTGCACTGACTGCCCGCCCGCCGTGGCCAGCTTTGTTGCAACGGCAAGCTGGCGGGCAGAGGTGCTGTAAGATTCGCCAACGGTGCAGTCATCCGGCAGCCCTAAAGCGCTTTCCCATTCGGCCAGCATAGTGGTAGCCGTGCCGGGGAACGCGCCCGCAATCAGTCCGTAAGCATCGCTGCCCGACTGGTAATAAGAATTTGCCAGCGCCGTCAGCACGGCGGTCTGCACGCCATCAGCGTCTCGCGGCCAGACCTTGCCGGTTGGCATAAGCCCCTGCAGCGCGCCGAGATAATCAGAAGCCGAAAATTTACTCATTCGTAAGTTACCGTGCCGAGCACCGGCAGTGCGCCGGTTGGCATGACGATGTTTTGCGTCGGAGATGTCATCAGAAACCCGGCGGTACCATCTACGCTGGCAATCGCCGAAATAATGTCGGTCAGGTAAATTTCACCGCCCGGTTCGCCTTTATCGAAGAGAACGCCGCTGATCGCTTTTTGCAGTGCGGCCTTCACGGTGCTTGATGCGGTCGCAATACCGCTTATAGTGAATGGCACCTCGGTCTTGATAGGTGACGCGACATAAACCGTCGCCGTCACCGGTCGGTTGGTGTAAATGTAGTCGGCAACGGTCAGCTGGTCGCCGGTCGCTACCTGCCCGGAATACTGCGTCTCTTTGGTCGCGTAACCGTCTGTGCCGGTCGGAAAACTGTTGTCGTTGCTGGCCGCGTTGTCGGGGTCCATCATGAAATAAACGCCTACGGTTCCCGCACCCAAAAGACGTGGCACTACCCATGCCCGCGTTACGCCAGCAACGGCCAGCGCCCATTCTTTATAGTCGGCATCGTTGCCGCCCTGCGGCGGAGCCTGATAGGCCAGCAACATGCGGGAACGGAAAACCTCCTCGTCTTCAATGTCTGCCCCGCCGGTAATCGCAGCGGTCGCCGTGGCGCTCGTGTTCACGCCATCAAGGGCAACATCGAGCGACAGAATTGTGCCCGCGTCGGCGTTGCCGTCTTCCCCGCCGCCGGTAGCATCGGTACTGGTGTCCGGCAGCACGGCGGTCACGCTGCCAGTGGCCGATCCCGTGCTGCTGATCGTCACTTCTGCGTCCAGCGTGTACTGGTAGCTGTCCGAGCGATTAAGGACGGTCGCCGCCGGAATAACGCTGCCCGCCGTGCCCGTAAAGGTAATCGTTTTGCCGGTCGCAGCGGTGGCCGCCTTGCGGTAGACATCTTTCAGCGCCGCCCATGCCGCCAGATATTCATCGGTCGCGGTATAGGGGTTGGATTGCTTCGCTATCCAGTCCAGATAGCCGTAATGTAGGTGCGCCATACCGGCGTCAACGTCGCCGATAATGCCAAGATTTGAGAAGCGCAGAAGCGCGCCGACGGTTTTTAGTTCTGTTAAAAGGTACGATTTGTTGCGGCTGCGCAACTCCGTCAGGGTTGGCCTGCTGAACGGCATAAATTAAGTCTCCCAAACCCAGTAATACTGAACCGTCGAAGAGGTGCGGTCGGGCTTCTGATAGGTGATCGCCATGTACAGGCGGCTGGGGTAAACGATTTGCGTGGTGATGGAAACGCTGGCGATAACACCGTCATCAATCAGCCATTGCAGTGCCTCTTTCGCATAGCTGGCGGCACTGTTGGCAACGGCCGTGGAGAGTTTCGAACGGCGCAAAAGCCAGATGCGCGATCCGATTTGGTAGTCTGCGCCAGAATCGCCCCACCAACCTTTGCGGTCGTCGCCATCGTAGCTGTCGTCTTCGCGGGCCCGCCGGTCAGTAAAAAGGCTGATATAAATTGCGCTTTGCAGGTCATCGCCCGATGCCAGATCGCCAGCGGCCTGCTGCCAGTCGCCGTGGCCGGTGTCGGCGTTCCAGATGGTTTTGATGTCGCTCATCAGACGGTCGCTCCCGGTACTTGTGAGGTAACGGAACCGCTGCCCGTCTCCACGCCTTTCACTACATGCGTGTGGCCGTCGTAGGCGTCGCGCAGCTGCTTCACGGTCGCTTTGTTGCTGCCGCTGTTGTCGGTGATGTTTCCCGTTGCCAGAACGTCGCCGTTTACCTGCAAGGTTGGCGTGTTCATAACCACGCTGTCGGTGGCGTTAATGGTGACGGTGGTGGCGTTCGTGACCGTAACCGGCTGGCCGTTGGCTTCCACCGCGATCCCGCTGGCGGTCAGCTTTACGAACTGGCCGGTCTGGTTATAAATGACCGTCTCCCCAGCTTGCAGCCCGGTGTGGCGGTAGGATTTATGGTTGGTCGCGATAATCACCTGGCTGGAACGGTCGCCGCCCAAACTCAGAACCACGACGTCGCTGCCAACCGGCGGCGCTGATGAGAAACCAAATTCGGTCATACGCGGCGTGGCGCTGCGCACGTCGAGCGGGGTCCGGTATTGCAGGGTCTGGATCACGCCGTCGTCGCTCAACCCGGTGACGCGGCCAATCCCCAGCAGCATTTTCAGCTGCCGGTAAAGGCGGGATAATTCCATCAGGTAAACTCTTTGTAGTCGCTGTAAAACTGGTAAGGCTCAACGCTGAAAGCGGCGGGCGGCATGAGGACCATTTTGGCCACTGTGCCTTGATCGTCTTTGCAGAACGTTACCTCGCCCAGCAGCCAGAGTTCGTCATCCAGCCCGAAAACCGGCAGCGAAATCGGGATAAGCGTGTTCGGCTCCCACAATTTCCCGGCGCTGTCGCGCCAGCTATCCACGGTCACCTGTAGCCGCTTTGAACGCCCGTAGCGGCGGTTCATTTCCCAGTCGATACACTGTTTCGCCTTGTCGCTGGCGAGCATGGTGCTTTCCACGATAACGGTGCGGTTCCGGTAGCGCATGGCGCTGGCTTCGGGATCGGTCGCAGTGGCGACGGTGGTTGATTCATACGCCGAGTCGCCGCCCACTTCGTTAATCGGGTTAACGCCCATAGAAACGCCGGTATAAACAGAAAAGCGTTCGTCCAGTGTGCTTTCGTAGGCGGCGTCCTGAATGTTCTGGCCCTGCTTAACGCCGCTGGCGGCCTGTTTCGTGCCGACGCGCGTCAGGTAGAGGCTGCCGTCTGGCTTGTCGTAATAGAGGACCGCCGCCCAGCGGGTGATCCGGTCGATAATTTCGTGCGACGTTTCGCCCCAGTTGAGCGTGAACTGTGGGACGGTGGTCCCAAATGTAACGTCGCTCGATACCGTGATCCCGTAAGGGGAAGCCAGTTTTTGTGCGATTTGCAGCGGGTCAGCGCCGCTGATCACGTTGTTTTTCCAGTAGGCTGAACAATCAACAAGATCCGCACACTTGCTGCGGCCTACGGCACGCACCGCGTGTCGGGCACGGGAAATCATCGGTGCCCATCGGTCTACATAGCCGGTCAGCACCGTGTCTTCCCCGATTTTCACCACACAGGCGCTGCCGGGCTTCACAATCTGTTTCTCATCGCTGCCGGGGTAGTAATCCATCAGCCCCAGCTCAAAGTCGGACGGCAGCTGCTCAATGCTGCGCGTAACGCGCACCGAGTCCCAGCCGGAGAGCACTTTGCCGTTTACGGTCAGGCTTAGTTCGTCGCTCATGATGTCAACGCCTCAAAGCGGGTCGGCATGAATGCCGGATGAATGGGATCGGCCATCTTCACCACGGCCTCGGTGCGGGTGGCGTCCTGATAGAGCCGGTTGGCAATCGTCAGCGCCGGTAGGGGTCTGGCAAAGGTCACGGTCTGGACGTGGGCCAGATTGGCACCGTTGTTGGCCAGCGTGGTTACAACGTCTTCGCGCAGCGTCTGCAGCTGGAGATAAAGATCGTCGTAGGCGTTATCAGCGGCCAGAAGCGAAACGGAATCCAGCACGGTCACAACACGCCGCGTCAGGTCCATCGCTTCCTGATAGCTGGACGGGGTGTACTGGGATGCGGCGTAGGCCATCGCGCCCGCGCTCATGGAGTTCAGGTAGATCCGGGCCGCCAGGGTGATGTTGGTGGAGGCCGTGTCGGCATAGACGGTGGTGTCTTCAAAGTCGGCCAGCGTGTCGAGAAGATTAATCAGATCCATCCCGCCTGCGGTGAGCGCGAGCAGTTCATCGAATACCGCCTCGATAGCCGTGGCAAAATCGTCAACGCTCCCGGCGTCGTCAATCGCGGCCAGTGCCGTGTCTATGCCGTCTTTGTTCTGAATGGAGGCCGCCAGCTTGCTGGCAACCAGTCCGTCGTAGTCGTCCGTGTCTGCCGTGTCGTTAGTCGCCGTCGTAGCGCCGGACGAATTACCGCCCACGCTGCCGGTGTTGTATCGCCCGTAACGTGTGGTCCCGAATGTGCTTTTAAGCACGTTGGCAAGGTTGGTCGCCTGTGACACGGTGTCCGTGACCATACTGGTCCAGAAAGCCGCCGTGCTTTTAAGGGTGTTGATTGCCGATGTAACGGTACGCAGGTCGCCTTTCACTTCGGCAATAAATTTTGCTGCGGTGGTGGTGACGGTGGCGAGCCATGACGTTTTAACGGTGCTTTTTGCATCGGCTGAACTGGTGATGGCAAAGACTTTCAGCCCCGATTCAACCGCGTTTAGGGTGAAGCGGAAAACGCGCCCGTCCTCCATGCTTTCGCTGATATGCAGCCCGCCTTCGGGAATGCTTACCGTCAGCTCGCCGAGCGTAGGGTGAACCAGCGTCCCGGCACCGGCCATTTCAGCGGCGGCAACCAGCGAGTCTCGCTGCGTCATTACGTCCGGCGCGGTGTAAACCCGGCTGCTCTGGATAATGAAGCCGGTGATGGTGATCCGTCGGGTACTGCGGCCCATATCTTCTACCCATACCGAGTCGCGGTAGGGGTATTCGTGAATAGCCAGGCGACGACCGAACTTCGCGTCGCCCCGTTCAACGGCGAACGGCACGCCACGGAACGATGCGGCGTGCAGGTTGCTGTTCCAGTCCCATGTATCGCCAGACGTGCCGAGCAAGCCTGCAATAGCGTCGTGAACAATGGGCATTTTCGAAACTCCAGACACAAAAAACCCGGCGCGGGGCCGGGTGATTTACTCGCTATAGTGGTTAGGGGAATTGCATCGCCGTGGCGACTTTTGAGCCGCTGCCGGTGAAGGTCTGCCGCTGCCCGGTTTGCGGGTTAATCAGCGTTAGCTCGACTTTCATCCCGTTTTCTTTCATCGCTGCCGCAAAGGCGCGCTGCAGTGCTGTCGGGTCGCTGGCTGCCGGTTGTGGCTGTGCGGGCGCGGTTGGTACAAGCGGCGCTGATACCAGCGTCGGGGCGGGCGACGCCTGCGGGACGGCGGGCGGAACCAGCGGAGCCGGTTTTGGTACCGGCTGTTCGCCGGGCTGAACCGCGCCGCCACCGCTCTGCTGCCGCAGAATGGATTCAATTTGCGTGTCACTGAACGGGTTATTGCCCTCCCGGTTAAATAGCGCTGCCAGCACGCGCGAACGCATCCCAACGTCATCAAGGTTAAGCGGCGCATTCGGGTCGATATTCAGCTCGTGGCTGGCGTCCTGAATCATCTTTGGCGTGTTATTACGATCCGCCCGCGGCGAGGCTTTACTGATGATTTCCGACAGCGTGCGCAACGGGTGATCGACGTTTTGCGACTTACCGCTGTAGTAAAGCTGCAACTGCCGGTCAGCAGCGACAACGCCCGCTTCCGGCGTAGAAAACCGCGCAAAGCGCCCCGCCGGAACAGCGCCATTCTGGCCCGCGTAGTTAATGTTCCACGGGTTGTTGTTGGCAACTGATAGCGCGGTCGGGTCCACCTTCGTGCTGCCCGGTACGGGGTCGGCGTCTTTCGCAGCGGCCTGCGTATCGGCCAGCAACTGATTCGCCTTATCGCCCAGCCCGTAGCGAACCTGATATTTCGCCCGGTCCTGCGCCGTCATAATGCCCCAGTCCAGACGGCGCTTTTCAAACGGCGTCAGCGTGGCAAGAAAGTCCTTATCATCCTTTGCCCGGCGCATCATGTCGGCGTCGTTGCCGGTGTTAAAGCCCAGCGCGTGACCGACGCTGATCGCGTTCACGCCGTGCTCCATAACGTCGCCGATCCCCTTAATCCCTGATACAACGGAACCATCAGAAAGCATCTTGCCCGCTATGCGCTGTTCCATGCGCTGTTTCAGGCCATCCCATGTCGCGCTGGTTTCCGCCAGCGCACGATTCAGGCCGGTCAGCTGCTGATTTATCTTCGGGTCAACCGTCAGGCCAACAGAATCTGATTTGGCAAGCAGGTCTTTGTAACGTGCACCCTCGCGCAGCAGCTGCAAGGTGTCATCATTCAGGCCCAGCGCTTCGGCGATTGTTTTCTGCCGGTTGGCAGAAAGTTTCGGGAAGATTTCGGCGAGACGCTCCATCGTTTGCAGCACATCTGCAGTGCCATCGGCCTTTTTCACGATAGGCGCGTTAATCTGGTTCATGGCGGCCAGCACGGCGCTGTTGCGGCCCTGCAGGCCGTCGTTGAACGTCTTGTAAAGCCCCTCGACGCTTTGTCGCGCGGTCGCCCCGTCTGTTCCCAGCAGGCGCATAGCACCGCTCATGCGGGAAAAATTTTCTACACTCATCCCGGCGTTTTCTGCGGCGGTCTGCAAGCTGTAGGCATCGTCGGATGCCTCGCTCAACTGCCGCCCCAGCGCCTGTACGCCTTTCCCGGCGGCGTAAGCTGCACCGCCTGCCAGACCGAGTTTGCCAATCTTCCCGGCCATGCCGGTGAAATTGCGCAGCGGCGGGACCATATCACCAATGAACTGAACGTTCTGTTTTGCAAAACGCCCCAGCTGTTCAAACTGCTGATTAATCCCGGACAGGCCGTCGTGGGTTTCCTGCCCGCCAAACTTCAGGCCGTCGCCGGTTTTATCCAGTCCGGGTTGCAGCGCCTTGACCTGATCGTCGATTTTCTTAATCGCCGCCGATACCTGATCGTCTGCGTGTAATTCAATATCAAAACGATTAGCCATTAGCTGCTGCCGCCTTTACTTTGTTGATCCGGTGTCCCTGCTGTTCCCAGTACAGCAACCTGCTCCATGACATACGGAAGCCGTGATCCGGCCCCCATGTGTAGAAGTAGGAAACCTCCGCTATTTTGTCTAGCCAGTAGCTGAGGCTGGGAACCAGTTCAAAAAAGCGAGTAAATACGCCTGCCCTTCGCGGAATTTACGGATCGGTAATTTGGTGATCGCTACCTGATTCACCTCCGAAATTTTCGCCATCAGCCCGGCCATCGCGTCGTGCGGGTTGGTCTTCTCGCTTTCTTTATAGAAGGCAGAAACCTCGTGATAGAACGGCTCGCGCAGGCGCACCTCCTGCCACGCTTCCTGCTGGTTAAAACTGGTGATCGGCTTATGAAGCTCGATAACCAGCTCCTCCGGCAGCTCTGGCGCTGCCTCCTGTTTCTTTGCGTTAATGTCTGCCATTGATTAGCTCTCCGTTACCGATAAACCTTCCCATTTCACGTCGAAAACAGCGTCGCCGCTGTCCACTTCCTGCGCGTCAACCGTCCACAAACCGGAACCGATGATCGTCTTGCCGTTCGCCAGTTCGGCAACGACGGAAACGTTGGTCTGGCTGTTGAAATCTGCGACGGTCGTGCCGCCGCTGTCGCGCACCTGGCATGAAATGAAGCCGGGGACCGGCGTCTCTTTATAGCCGTGCACCGAGTCCATACCGGTGAGCGTTTCGCGCTTCACCGTTGACGGGCTGTATTTGAAATTTCCGGCGACCATGATGGTCAGGCCGTCGATGGTGACGTTCGCGGTCCCGGCGAGGCGGTTGGTGGTATCAGCCATTTAATAATCCCTTATGAAGACGCCTGCAGGCGGAACTGGTTGAGAAGCGCGAACACGCGAAGCTGGTTAATCAGCACGCCGTCCCATAGCACGTCGACGCGGTTCGGGTTGCTGCTGTTCTGCTCAACAATCAGCCCGGCAGCAAAGCCTGCGGAATCCTGCACGTAGCCGTTGTATTCCAGCGTGGTGTACTGCGCGATTAGCTCTGCGCGCACGGTGTTCGGGGTAACGATCGCGGAACCGCTGGCAAACTTCGTGCCGTTGGCCGCCAGCTTCATGCGGGCATATTTCGAGGTCACCACGGAGCGCAGATAGCGCGTCACGTACATGAGCAGAAACATGGTTTCGATCTCCAGATAGGAGTCGTCCGCGTCGCCGTAGCTGTTGGTCTGGTACGTGGTGATCACGTTCTCCAGCGCTACCGTGCCGTCGTCCTGCACCGTTACGGTGGAAATGCCGCTGTAAAGCAGGTTGTTGCGTTCGGTCAGGCCGAAACGTGAAGATAATGGCGGTGCCAGAACGCCTGAGATCGTTAGCGTCTGAACCGGGCGGCCCGGATCGTTGCGAAGGCTCGTGGCCATTGCGCCATACGCGGCAGCTGCCCATACCCACGGCGGGGTCGGTGAGTCGTAAACGCCAATTAGCGACTCATGCTGGTTGTTGCGGGCTTCGCCTGCGGCGGTCAGCTCGCCATAGGTTCCGGCAATCATGCCCAGCGAATGCCCATAAAGCTGCGACGCATAGCTCCAGCGGCCGGTGCTGTCAGAAAGCAGCGACTTAACGGAATCCAGCGAAGTGGTGTCGGTGTAAGGGTTGATGATGAAGTCAAACGCCTTGTCGCCGAGGTTTGCCAGCGCGTCATCAAGTGACGGCGTGCCGCTGCCGTTGGCCATCGCGGTAATTGTCAGGGTCAGCCCTGTCGGGGTAGCTTCGCCGCCAGCCGAACCGAGGTAGTTGAGCCGCATATCGATCTTGTTACCGTGAGCGCCCTTGTTTTTGGCCGTTACGGTAATTAAGCCAGCCGCTGCCGATGCCGTTACCGGCAGTGCCGTATCGGCGTTAATCGCGGTGGCCAGTGCGGCGGCGGTCGAAGTCGTCGTGTCGGCTGTGGTCACGGCAATCTGGACGCGCTTGCCCGCGATATAAAGCGAAAGCGTGCCGCTGGCCGTGGCGGCGGAAGAAACCAGAATCGTGCCGGTGGCCGCTACGGTGTCGGAACCGTCAGCAATGGGCAGCAGGTAAATTTCCCCGGCGGTGTCGTTTTTCAGATAGGCCGTCATCATGGCGTGAGCTATTGAGCCATAACCGCAAAGCCCGCCGACGGTTGACGCAGACGAAACCAGAAACGGCACGCCTGGCTCGCTCAGCGTGGCGCTGTCAAGCTGCTGCCCAATGATGAGCGTCAGCTGTGAAGCCGTCGCGCTGTTGGCCTGCGAATTGTCCATTTCGGCATAAAACAGCGGGACGCGCAGGTTGCTGGGAATATTGGAAAACGCGATGGTCATTAGCTGGTCGCCTCCGTGCTGGTCGTGGTGTCGTCCGTAGTGGTGCTATCCGTGGTGGTCGTGGTGCTATCCGTGGTGGTCGTGGCGGTTGCCGTGCCAACGTCGTCCGTCATTGACGTGCCGGTGTCGATCACGTCCAGCGTGACTTCCACTACGTCGCCGTCGCGCAGGCGGCGACGCCAGAAAATGTCCATAACTACTTCTGCTCCATCAGCGGGCAAAAGCGTGCCTTTTACCGGGTCGCGCACTGCGCGCCCGGCGGCGGGTTTAAGTTTCATTTGGGGATCTCGTTAGGTGTTCAGGCTGGCGTCAAAGCCGGGCTGGGTCGTGCCGTCGGGTTCTTTGTGGCGGAGCGCGAAGGTTGTGGTCGGCGTGGCTTCAACCGGGAAGAAATCATCCGGCCCCTGAAAATATTCAACGTCGATCTCATAAAGCAGCTGGCCTATGTGGCTTTCGCCGCTTGAATCGACATCAATGGTTGATCGCACTTCCTTGTACTGCTGCGTCTGGCGGGTCAGCTCATAGCTGTTTATCACGCCCTGCTCAACTTGCAGGCGCAGCGCCTCCAGCGCTTCCTCTGCCAGCAGCGCGCCGTTGTCGGCGTCTTCCGTGTCGAAGGCTTCCACGCGACCGGTGATCCGCACCGTGGTCACGCTGGTAAATTGCGGGGCATTTCGCCCCATCGAATGTTTTTGGTCGAAAGGCGTCTGGACCAGCAGCGCGGGGTAATCTGCACTGCGGGTAGGCCAGTCGCGCGGCGTGTAAACGCGGTCGCCCGCGTCTGTGGCAGCGGCTTTCAGGGCCGCCACCGTCAGCTGGCGAATGATTGCGGAGTTCATGCGGTTTTTACGCGGTTAAGAACGAGTTTGGAGCCGCCGTGGCTGTCGGGCTGCACGTCTTTTACGACAAACAGCTGCGCCACGCGCGGGATGTAAAGGCGGTCACCCTGCTGCGGAGGTTGACGAAACACCGAGTCGCGAACGCCCAGCACGGGGTGCGTGGTGTTGATCGTCGGGTCGTCGTCGTCCAGCGGTTCAACGTCCTGCGTGTAGGCCCGGTCAAAGATGCCGGTGATGCCATATGCTGCCGAACCGGCGGGCCGGTAATTCACCGGCTCGCCGAACGTCTCCTGCAGCGGGGCCAGCAATTCCTGATCCCAGTCAATCATCGTTAACCGCGCCCGATGCGCACGCCGTCCTGGACGGAAACCGACACGCCTTCCTGTGCCAGCGCTTCTGCAAGCGCCTGTTCAACCGTTACCACGATCCCGCGCTTAACGAGGCGCGGAACATCGGAGGCCGGCAGATGCAATCTGGCGTGTGGCGCGTACTTTTGGCCGTCGTGGCGCAGGGTGTTTTTAGGCAGCACGACAACGGCAACGGTGCCGCCGTCGCCGGATGCGCTCAGATTAGGGGATGAATCGGCCACAGCGGCGTTTTCTGCCGCTTCGCCTGTGGTTGCCGGGGTTTCGCTTTCGGACGCCTCAGCGGCGGTTACAGCGGCCTTCTCAGCCGCTGAGGATTTACGGGCCGCCATGCGTTACACCACGGTCGCGCAAAGTGAGGCGTTAACCCGGCTCGGAATGACGATTGGAGCCGACTGCATCAGCAGAATCTGCTGCGCCGGGTCTTGCTCGATCCACGTTTTCGGTGCGTAGGCCAGTGCGCCATAGCTGAACGCCGGGTCCATAATCATGCCGAACGCGCGGGTGCCCATCAGGGCCGCGCCGGTCATAATTACGCAGCCGTCCGGCAGCATCGGCTCTTCTTCGTCAGTGTCCGGGTCTACGAACCAGTCGTTGTACAACCAGAGGTCGTACTGGCCCCAGCGGCCCTTGTAGATCGCGCCGTTCTCAATCTGCGGACCGGGGTTGATGATGTTCCCGGACGGGTTCATGGCCGGGAAGATGATCGCGCCTTCCAGCGTGGTATCCAGCTTGAACGCCTTCCAGCTCGACGGGGTGAAGATAATGTCTGTCACCTTCGCGCCGGATTTTTTCAGAATCAGCTGCTGCCACTCTTCGATGTCGTCGGACGGCTGCGTATTTTTCGCACCGTCGGCGACGCTGGTCGGCCATTTATCCGAGCCGGTGTGGGTAATGGTCAGCTCCGGGTCGCGGCCAAAATCCACCACGGTGGTCGGGAAGCCTTCGCCCTTGATAGTCACGGTGCCGCTGGTCAGCGCCGAGCAGCCCATCCATTCCATGCGGCGGTTCAGAATGTCGATCTGGTCGGCCATTTCAAACTGAATGTTGAGCATGGCGCGCTCTGCACCGGTAAAGCTGCCACCAATGCGCTCGCCAATCTGGCGGCGGATAGGTTTACGCAGATCCGGCGCGCGCTTGTCTTTGATGTACGCCGGTTTAAAGGTGTTGGTCTGAATGCGGCGCGACTCGACCAGCTTGCCCTGCACCAGCGGCGACACGAACGGGGCCATACGGCGCTTACCCACGTCAACGTCGATGGCGACTTCTTCCGACTGGCTTTCCACGATGTTCGGGAAGAAGCGGTCGAGCATCCAGTTCTGAGAGGTCATAAGGTTTGGAACAACGCCCGCAAGCGTGGCGGTGGTGAAAATATCGATGTTTACGTCGGACATAAGATCTCGCTAAGCCCGGCAACCGCCGGGCAAAATTTGTGCGTGCGAATCCCTGCCCGGTTAAGGGCATAAATTCGCATTCAGGGAATTACAAAGGGTTGCCGGTTAAACCGGCGTGGCGCTCAGGCTGTCGCGCAGGAAGATGCCCTTGCCGCGCAGCTCCGCTTTAAGGTCGTCAATGGTCCAGCTGTCGTCGTAGGTGACACGGTTCACGTTCGCCGAAATCTGGAAATAACCGCCTGCAGTGACTGCGCCGCCCGTGGAATCCACGTCATCGACCAGCACAACGCTGGGGTTCTGGCTGCCGTCGGTCGCGGTGCGCACGCTAAGCACATAAGTGCCAGCGGCGGCGGAAACGGTCACGGTAAACACGTCGCCCGCCACGAACGCGGTCGCGCCTGCGGTCACGGTCAGTGCCAGCTGGTTGCTGCTAAACGCCGTGCCTGCGGTCACGGTCCCGACTTCGAGGCCGGTCGGGTCTTTCAGCGTGAACTCTGTGGCGCTGGTTGCGGTCAGCGTATAAGCGCCAACCTCTGCCGCCGTACCGAGCGTTACCTCAACGGTGCCGTTGCCGGTGTTACCGCTGGCGGCAGCTACTGCAACGGATTTCAGCGACTGGCGACCGAGGATAGTGCCGCGTTTGTAGGTATGACCGGCGGCAACCGTAATGTCGTCCGTGACAATCAGCGGGCTTTGGCTGGCAATCAGCTGATCGGGAATGAAGGCGTCCGAGCGCGCGCCGGGCTGCCACTGGTTCTGGCCAAGAGAATTAACGGTGGTCATTATTTAGATCCCTGAGACTGGTTATAGAGAGCGGTCATCTGTGCAACGAGCGCGTTACCACCGGTAGCGGCTGGCTTTGCCGCATCCTTGCCAACACGGTGCTGCTGTTCGCTGCGCATACGTTCATCGAGCGACATACGTGCGCCCTGCGCGCCCTGCGGTGCGCCGAACGCGGCGGCCTGCTCCAGCTGCGCAATGGCAGCGCTGGCGCTCAGGTCAGTGCCGAACGCCAGCGAGGCGGCCATATCCGGGCGAATGCCTGCGGCTTTGCTGCCGAAAATGCGGGCGCAGCGTTTACGCTCGATGGCGCGGCCACGCGCTTTGGCGTCGGCTTCGTCGCCGTCATCGTCGGCGCGCTTGCCCTTAGCCTTGCGGCTTTTCGGCTCGTCGTCGTCCTCTTCAGCCTCTTCGTCGTCGTCTTCGGCACGTTCGCCGTCGTCGTCGTCTTCGGCGCGCTTGCCCTTCGCCTTGCGGCCCTGCGGCTTTTCGTCGTCGTCTTCCGCTTCTTCCTCGCGGTCGTCATCTTCGGCGCGGCCACGCGCTTTTTCTTCGTCGTCTTCGGCCTTCGCGCCTTTGGGCTTGATGCCCAGCAGGTGTGCAAATTTTTGCGGGAATGACATATCAGTCTCCGGTCAGTGCAATTAAGTCGCGGAACGCGGCGTCCGGTGAGGCGATAGCATCAGCCAGCCCCAGCTCCACGCCTTCGGCGGCGAGAAACGTCGCGGCCTGCGTCTTGCGAATGGTTTTGAAAGCGATCCCGCGATTGCGGGCCACGGTGTTCACGAACAGCTCGCCCATCGCATCCACGTCCTGCTGGATAGCGTCGCGGGCCTGCTCGCTCAGTTTTCGATAGGGGTTTGATTCGGCTTTGCGGTCGCCGTAATTGATGATCGTGACCGCTAACCCGTCGTCCTTGACCTTTTGTGTCCAGTCGCAGTGCATCACGATCACGCCAATCGAACCGACGCCGCCGGTACGCGGCACGACAATCCGGTCGGCGGCGCTGGCAATGGCGTAAGCGGCTGAATAGGCGCTTTCAGTGAGCACGGACCAGATCGGCTTCGTGCCGCGTGCGCGATAAATCTCGTCTACCAGATCGAAACAACCGGCAACCTCGCCGCCGGGTGAGTCAATGTCCAGCATGATCCCTTTAACCGCGTCATCCGTGAGCGCGGTGAGAAACGCCTGGCGGATGCCGTCGTAGCCGGTCATACCGCTGTAGGGGCGCAGGCTGCCCAGCTTCTGCACAAGCGTGCCCTGTACCGGCACAATGGCGATCCCGCCGACAACGTCGTAACCAGTGTCGCGGCCCTTGCGGCTGAACGATTCGCGGTCCTCATCGCCTAACCAATCCGAAGCGCTGATCCGGGTGATGCCGAACCGTTCAGACAGGGCGGCCATCGCCACTTCGGCTTTGGCCGGGTGAAGCGCCAGCGGCGTGTTAAACATCCGCTGCGCTAAAAGTGGCAGATTCATTTTTCCTCCGGGTCGGTGACGGTCTGGCTGGCCGGTTCTTCCACCGCCGCCCATTCAGGCAGTGGAAGGCCGAGGCGGCGCATCTGATTAATTTCCACGGCGCGCTGCTCCAGCAGGAGCTCGTAGTCTTCGCCGACGTTCTCGTTGGTTTCCATTTCCAGCGTGGACATCCCTGCATCCAGACCGAGAATTGCGCCTTTTTTCTCTGCCACCGGATCTACCCAGCCACGGCCCGGTCCAATCCATTTGGCATGGCTGTAAGCGGTGCGCGCTTCCAGAAAATCAGGCGCACCGGCTGGCAGCGGAACGCCGCCGAGCGAGTGAATTTCCTCAACAAAGCAGGTCGCGATGCGCTGGCAGGTTCCGATGGCAAATTCATGACGGCGGCGGGTGAGCGTCTTCCACGCTTCCAGCATGGCGGCGCGGGCCGATGAATAGTTAACGCTCGACCAGTCCTGCGTGATTTGCTGCGTGGACAGGCCGGTTTGCGCGGCGATGTTGCGAAGGAATGCGTCCTGGAACACCGAAAAGTTGCTGTACGGGCGCGCGGCGTTGATCGTGTTGACCGTTTCACCGGGGAACAGAATCGACATACCCGCGCCGCCGTGAAGCGAGATGCGCCGGTCTTTGTGAAAGTCGATGCGATCTTCCTGATAGGCACCGAGGCTGTCACCTTCGCCCAGCGCTTCCTCAACCATAGCCGGATCATAAGGCGACTGGATAAACGCACCGAACATGGCATTCAGGATGGCGCTTTCCAGCTCCGTCTGGTCGTACTTAATCAGCATTTTCAGGCGCTGAACCACGGGCGCAAAAATACTGATACCGCGATGCTGGCCAGCGCGTTCGTGGTCATAGTCGTGGATCACAATCGGGCGGCCCCACGACGTTTCACGCGGGATGCGCTTCCACGTCATCGTTTTGTCACCGGCGTACCAGTCGCCAACGTGCGCCTCGCGGATGTGATACGCGCATGGCGCGCCGTTCGCGTCGATTTCCACGCCGCCGCGAATGTCCAGCATGTCGTAAACCTGCTGCGGGTTGCTCAGGCGGTCCGGGTCAATCACCTGCATCATGGTGGCGAACGATGCCTGGCCGTAACCGAGGCGCGCGGTGTCGTAGTGCATCAGCACGAGGCTGTCGCCGTCGACCAGCTTGTGACGCAGGGCAAGGCGCAGCATCTGCGAAACGGTTTGCTTGCGCTCCATGTCGCACCAGCGCCCTTCGTCGTCGGCCCACGTTCGCCACATAGCGTCCATGTAGCGCGAATACTCTGCGGCCCACTCCGCGCTAAAACCGGCATTGCCGGTCAGCTGCGCAAGGTAGCGATAGTCAGGTTTAAAAATCGGGCGGAATACCGCGCCGACGGCGTTGTCCAGAATGCGCGTTACCGTGCCGCTGGCCCAGCCGTCGTTGCGGGTCATATCGCGGATACGCGATACCATCCGGTCCCGGTAGATGTTGATTTCGTTATCAGAGGACCAGAGCGGCGGCTGCCAGTCAGCCATCTGATCGCTGAACGTGTCAGCGGCGTCATACGGAACGCGCCCGGTCCCGTTCAGCGCGCCGTATTTAGGCCGTGACGGCGGCAACGGTTGCCCGTTAGCGCCGAGGATGCGGACGTCGTTCGTTTTCATCAGTAACGGAACCTCACGCGACGACGCCGTCCGCCGCCAATCCCTAACGCGCGCTGCAGCTGCATAATCAGCGCGGTCACGTCAGCGACGCTGGTTGGCTGGTAAGTTACCGAACGGGTGCCGTCGCCCTGCGAATAGCTGAACGAGACGCCCTTTTTTCCCATCTGTAATTCGATAAGCGCGCCTTGTGCCTGCGTTAACATCGCCTGCAACTGGTCGCGACTCATCCCGGCCAGCAGGCCGCTATTGGGTGTTTGCATGGGTTAGCCTTATGACGGGAGTCGTTTGTGGCGGCGCTTGCGCGGCTCTCTGGTTTCTTCCGGCAGGATCACGCCGGGCAACTGGAAGCTCGGCTTAGGCTCGACAACCGCCGGGGCGGCTATTAGCTTGTCCGGGTTGGCTTCCACGCTGTCAGCCAGCGCGTTCAATTTCAGCCCGGAGTGCATCAGGCCGTGCAGCGCCGCGTAGTTGTAAACCGAACAGTCCAGCGCCTCGTTGGCGCGGCCCGGTCGCAGTTCCCATACGCGGTACGGATAGCCGCCGGACCGTTTGACGACCGAACGTTCGGCCAGTAGCTGGCTGAAGTAGTTAAGATCGCGGTCCGCCGGGAAGTGCATGTAACCGGCCTGCCGTTCGCCCGGCGCGGGCGGGTCCAGATGCAGCCTGTTACGGATCGCATCTTTCGCGGCGTTGACGCCGATAATGATCGGACGGTACGCCGATTTGCTGCGCTTAGACGGCTTCTGGTTCGGCCATACCGGGGAACGCTTGCCGTTGCGGGCTGATTCGCCCTTAATCGCCCAGATGCGTCGTCCGATGCGCTCTTTTGCAAAGGTGTACACCGCCTGCGTATGGTGGCCGCCGGAGTCGATACAGGCCGCCATAATGGGAAACCCGCGCCCATCTGCGCGCCGCCAGACTTGTTTCAGATACGCATCAAGGCGCGCCCACGGCTCTGGCGTGTCCATGTCGCCCTCGATCACGTCGTAGGCAATGGACCAGCTTTCCTCGTTGCGGCCCCAGCCTTTCACCTCAACCTCTAACCGCCCGTCCTGCGTATCAATGCCAGCCGTTAGCAGCACAACGCCGT